AAGTTTCATACTGATGAACTAAATGAGGCACTTGGAAAAGTAATTCCTACGGCTGCGACGATGGGGGTTAGCATTGATGAAGTCGTCATGGCATTGGCTGTTTTATCGCAACGTGGTCTGGATGCGAACCAAGCTGCTACAGCTTTGAACAGAATGTTCTTGGCGTTTATGAAGCCGTTGGATAAGACTCAGGCAGCGTTTAATAAGCTCGGTATTGAATGGGGTAGAGATGCGTTTGCTGCTAAGTCTTTTGGTGAAGTCATGGCAGTAATCAAGGATGGTATGGAACGATACGGTGATTTGCTGCCTCAAATATTTACACGGCAGAGAGGTTTGCGCGGAGCGTTTATTCTGACAGGTCAAGGACTCGATGACTATAATCGTATGCTTGCTGACACGGCTCGTCTGACTGAAGGTGTTGGAGAGGTTGAGCGTGGTGCTCAAAAGATTAAGCGCACATTGGCGAGCGAAATTAAGGCGATGCAGGCAGAGATTCTTAAAACTGCGTCAGCTTGGATGCATTATAGTGCGACAGCAGGCGCAGTTGTTCGTATAGCGAAAGAAACGGTAATCGCAATTATGAAGATGCCTCTTGGTTTGGCAGCGATGGCGGTGGGTATTACTCGTGTTAATCAATTGATGAGAGCGCAGGCTATTGAGCTTAACAATATTTTGTCGCTTCAACGTCCGTTGATTTTGATGCGACAACGATACATGGTGCTTACTGCTGAGGAAGCGGCTCTTTATAGTCAGTTAGAGGTTGCACGTACTGCTGCGTTAAAGAATATGCGTCGAATAGCTATAATGCGTGTCGGTTACCTTGCTGTTATCGCTGCTCTCATGTTGTTGAATAATGCGATTACTCGTTTGGGAGAGAAGCTTCGCGCACAAATTCAAGAGCTTGTGGCGTATGGTGAGGAGTTGTATAAAGTTCGACGAGAGGCAGGTGCTCTTGGAGATTTAATGGAAGAGGCAGGAATAGGTGTTGAAAGCGACGTTCATAAGCGTGCGAATGAGCTAGGACGTGCGTATATGATGGAAATCCTTAGAGGGATGCGTGATGCATCGAAGGGAAAAGGAAAAACATTTTTTGGTTTGTTTGAAGTTGAGCAGGAGTGGTCGGCTCTTTACCGAAAAATCTATAAGGCAGCTTTACAGCGTGACCCGAGACAGGCGCGTGCTTTGTCTGGAGAGATTAGAGAACTCGCTAAAGCTCTTGCGGAAGGAACAACGTTCACAGAACAGCACAGTCGCACTGTTAGTTTGTTAGCAAACGTGTGGAATTTAGGTGTAAAGTCTCTTGCTAGAGCGAATGATGAGCTTTCGAGAAGTGCAGAACTTGGTCCGGTTGTTGAGAAATATAACCGTCAGTACCTTTTGATTATTCGTGACTTGAATGATGCTGTTCAGGAGGGACTTCCTGAGTCGTTGGCTGAGTTGTATGATGTGGACAAACTTGAAGGGATGCGTAATGCCTTGCAACAGGCGTTTAGTCCTGAGCTTTCAAAGTATGTTAGGGACCGTCTCGAAGAGTGGGGTTTTGATTTTGAGAAGTACGGTGATAAGGTTGAAGTTATTTCGAAAAACATAACTGAAGCTATTGGTATTCGTAAGAAGATGGAATGGACACGCGGTATTGAGGAATTTACGCGTGCGTTTACTCAGAGTCTTGATGAGATAGCTCCTGGGGAAGACAAGATTAAGCAGATGTCGCAAGGTATGGTAAATGCTTGGGAACAATATGGAGAGCGTGGTATTACGAGCATTAAGCTGTTTGTCAAACACAACAGAAAGTATCTGGAAGTTTTAAAGGCGAATTGGCATCTTGTGCCTGATGAGTTGAAGCAGGCGTTGAGTAAGTTTACTGCTACACTTGATTCAGAAGGTAAAAAAGCACTCAGGGCGAGAGAGAAAGCTTTAGAGGGCGTCGAGAGTTGGGGTAGTGATATGAAGTCTGTGCTGAGTGATATCACTCAGTTTGAGAATAAATTGAATGAAGAGAAGTATAAGAATGTTTCGGTTCGAACTGCGGAAGAGAATCGAAAGCAAAAAGAGAAGCTTGATGAACAGTTGGCTGAGTTTGAGAAGTATTATGGAGTAAGCTTGTGGATGCGAAGCGCATACTACGCACAGTTAGCTGCGATGCAGAAGAAGCAGTTGTTGGCTGACCGTGTTGCTGAAATGGATAGGATTCTGGAAATTCGAAGAACAAATAAGGAGTTGCTTGGTTCTCAGTATGAGTACAATTTTCAGCGTTTGAAAGCTGCGAAGAAATACTACGCTGAAGAGATTAAGATGATTGAGGAATCCAAGATTTTAAGTGAACAGGACAAAGCTGAGCGTTTGAAGTCTGCGAAGACGTTTTGGGAAGCAGTAATCAAGGCGATTGAGAACGCCAAAACTGCTACTGAGAAGTACATCGCAGTGCTAAAAGTTTTTGGAAACTTTTTCTCGCGCATGAGTGATTCGCTTAGATATATGTTTGATGCCCTTGGTGCTGAGGGTGGATTTGCGATGAAGTTGGTGGAGATTACTGATACGATGGGTCGTGCGTTCCTGAACATTTCAGGAGCGATAAGTGATGCAGAGCGTGCGATGAATAGTTGGGATTCCGAAGCGGATAATTTTATATCAAAATTAGGCAAGGTAGCGACAGTAGCAGACGCCGTTGTTACGATTGTTACAAGTCTTATTACCGTGATAGCAAAGCTTTTTGGTGGGAAGTCAGAGGAGCAGAAACAGGCAGAGGAGAACGAGAGAAAGGCGAGAGAACTCGAACAAATGGCAGAACGCTTCAAGATATACACAAGAAACTGGTATGGAGAGATTTCGGATTCTCTTGCGAAGGCGATGGCAGAACTGCAACAGGAGGGGATGGCAGGTTGGACCGTGCAGATGAAAATGTTCGACAGAATCATGTCGGATGTTGGAGTGAATGTCGACAACTTCTTGCAGTTTGCGAAAGACCTGAAGTCTGTGTTACATGCAGTGGGTGATGGGCTTCTTAAAGATTACGAGGCTGCGGAAGTTTTTGGAAAGTCGTTTAAGCAACTGGTAGACTATGCCAGAGAACATGGAGTTGAGGGGCATAAATCGCTTCTTGAGCTTATTCGTCTTACGAAGGAGTTGGGTATTGAGGTTGCGGAGGTTTCTGAATATATTGATGAACAACTCAAACGCGCTGCTGAGGGTCTTGCAAATGCGATTATTTGGCTTGCCAAAGATGCGGTAGAGGCGAGCGATGAAATTAAGGATTTGACACGCGAAAAGCGAAAGCTCCTTCGGGAAGTGGAAAGACTCCAGAAGCAGATGGAAAAGTATGGTTTTGGTTCCAGTGAGTATAGAGAGGCACAAGAGGAAGTTGACAAGCTTTTGAAAGAGATAAAGAGACTCGATAATCAGATTGCAAAGTTTCAGCAGACGATTGATGATACGAGCAACCGTACGAAACGAAGTCTGAAAGACCTTGGCATTGTTGTTGCAGGTACGTTTAATGCTATGCTTGCTGAGGGAAAACCCATGCACGAAGTTCTTGTGGCGATGCAGGATTCTGTGTTTGCTCTTATTGAACGTTATCGTGCCTTGGGTATGGATGTTCCATCATATTTAAGACCGATTTTTCAGGTGTTTAAAGAGTTCAAGAAGCATCCTGAGTTTTTTGAAGGATTTCAGGGATTGCTCGATATTTTTCAGGGTTTGGGCAATACGGGTCATCTGACTGCTGATATGTTTCAGGCGTTGACGCGTGAGGCAAAGCGTTATTATAAAACGTTGACAGACACGGATGGCTTAGGGCTTCCTGATGAGACTGCTATACAGATGATGTATCCCTTGTTGCAGAAGATGTGGTGGTATGCTGAACAGAATAACTTGGAGTTGCCTAAATGGGCACAACGAGCTATTGATGAGATGGAAAGAGCAGGTTATAAGTTTGAACCACCTTTAGAGAATCAGCAGTTGGATTTGATAACGAACATTGATGCGTTGGCTTTGCAGCGTAATGATATATTGACAGAAATGAACAAAAATATAATGAAGACGAACGATTTGCTTGGTGCGAGTTATCAGTCTGGTAACCCATACATCGCAAAGTCGCATGTTGCTCGTCTTCATCCTGGGGAATCTGTTGTGCCTGCGAATCTTTCTGACGCGATGCGACAGTTCTTTACAGGCACATATGGTGGAGGTGTAGGTACAGGAGGTGGGGCAACAACTCTTGTGGTGAATCTAGATGGTCGTCAGGTGTACAAAGGTTTGGTTCCTCATCTGCGTGAGGGAGGTCGTTACGGAGACTTCGAACTGTCTGGACAGGGAGTAAACTGATGACAGGCTTTAATAGATACTGTTATGACAAGGTTGTGCGCGATGCTACAATCGTTCCTACGTGGTCGCAGGATTACACCCCTGGCTACCCTGCGTCTGATATTTCGAATATATGGACAGACTACACTTATCAGTCGAAGCACGGCTCGAATTCGGGCGGTGGTTGGTGGTATATCACGACGAGTGAGCAGAAGATTTATTATAACGATGGGTCTGCTAGAACTGCGAATATTACAGCGAGTACGAGTTATGATGGCGACAGTCTGGCTACGGAAATTGGAACACAGATGACTGCATCGGGAGGTCAGACATACACGTGTACGTATTCACAGTCGACGAAGAAATTTACGATTTCCGCAAGCAGCACGTTCACGTTGAATTGTACAAACACCACAAACGCTGTTTGGACCCACATTGGATACGACACCGCAGCCGACAAGTCTGGTAGCAACGCCTATATCAGCGATGATATTCGTATTCATAATTATGTTGCTGTTGAGCTTCAGAACAATGGAGGAGTTGCAATCGCTTCGACGTGGTGTGGTCTTGTTGGTTTGAATGTGTCGTCTACATATCAAATATTTAAACTGCAAAGATGGACAGGTAGTGCGTGGGCTGACGTTGGTAATTTTTCGTATGATGATGTTAATGGTCGTGCGATTATCTTTTATACGTCGGTGACCCCTACAAAGAGTCGTGTTCTTATTCGTGATTGGGAGAACGCTGATGGTTACATCGAAATCGGTTCCGCATTACAGGGGGACTACAAAGAGATTTCGGTGCGTTATAAGTATGGCTTTAATGAAGACATCGACGATACGACACAGCATAGTTATTCAAAGAAGGGTTATGTCAATGCGGTGATTGGTTTTTTTGTTGAGTCGACAGGTGTGACATATGAGGTTATGGCAACGGATGAGGCAAAGCTTATGGATTTGTACAGGACAATAGGTAAGCGTTATCCGTTTGTGTTCGTTCAAGATTCAGATGACATTCTAGACACCATGTCATATAATATTATGACTGCTAAGGCCACACGGCGTGGACAGGATGCTTACACAAAAGAGATTACATTTGCTTGGGTGGATGTTAAATAATGGCTATTGATACTTGGGAGAAACTTATACACCTGCCGAATTCTGAGTATAAGTTTCTTGTTCACATCAATCCAGGGAAGCATTTGGAGTGCGGTTCTGATTGGACTTCGGAAGGGAGCAACACATATTCGACAGACATTTCTGAGGTTAATCTTAATGCGGTTACGGATGATGGAAGCGAGCTTACAGAACGCTCCAGTGTGGCACTCGTTCAGGCTAACGCAGGTAGTTGGTATTTTGATTTGTACGCTCAAAAGCTTTATGTGCGTGCTTCAGATGATGATGATTTGAGCAACAGCGCAACGACATGTATTATAATCATGTTCGTTTGGAAGTACTATGCCACAGACAACGGCAAGTATGATGGGTATAAACACAAGGCTCTTGTACGTCAAGACAGCCTTCCGAACATGGACCTGACAGTTGATGATATTGTTGAAGGCATGTACAAGTTTAACTTTGGTAGCTTCACCATGAATAACGATGGTGAGTTCGATACGGCTTCCGATGAGTACTTATGGTTTAATCGAAAGGTTCTGGTTTACATTGGTGGTGAGTCTCTTCCTTTTGTAGAGTACGCGCTGTATTTTGTGGGACGCATCTCGGATATGATTGTTAAAGATGAGAGTGTCCTGTTTAGTGTTAAAGATATAAGGGTTGGAACGTTCTCGAACCTTCCGCTAGAGAAATATTGGAAAGCAGACTATCCTTTTCTTCGTGATTCGGATGAGGGCAAACCGAAGCCTATTTTCTACGGCGAGAAGGAAGAGATTGTTCCCATAATGCTCAAGCCGTTTAATGATACAGGTTTCTACGCACTGGCAGAGGATTATCCTTCGTCATTCACAGACGAATCATCGGCAGCGAAGGATGCTACCGAGAACGACATGACGCTTCTGCCTGCCTCTCCTGCTGTTGGGGATGCTTACTACTTCGGTCATACGACCAACAAGTTTGGTCGAATTGATATCAATTTTTATCAGGAAGGAATCGGAACGTTTACGGTGGAGTGGTTTTACGCTTATGCTCCTGGGGGTAATTGGAGACGGTTGAAGTGGTGCAATCTGAGTGACGGAACGAACGGATTTACACAGGGAACTGGATGGCAGACGGTTTCATTTACTATTCCGCACGGTACGTGGGAGAAGCGCACCATCAATGGGACGAACGCGTATTGGGTGCAGGCTCGGGGGACGGGCTTTACATCAATATCTCAACAGCCGAAAGGCTCTCAGGTGGTGTTGCATGATACTGTAGGTTCTCAATGGAAGATTGCTGACCACGAGATTGAAGATATCGTTGGTATCAAAAAGAATGACGTTGCATTAGGTGCGAGCGATTGGTCAGAGACGCTTTCGAGTGGGGAGTTCTCATTAAACGTTCAGTTCAACATAGATTCCGACACACTGAGCGTCCACGCTCAAGGTAAGAAGGTTTCAGGCACGTATGTGACCAAAGGGGCTGATATTGAGAAAGACATCCTTAAATCGTATCTCAGCTTCTTAGACGCCGATTTAGATTTGACTTCGTTTACAAATACGAATTCGGTTCGAACGTATCCTCTTGCATTGTATTTGGATTCTGAACAATCGTCACGTGAGGTGCTACAGAAAGTCGGGAGAAGCACTGTCGCGTTTCTTGCGCCGACTGAGGATGGCAAGCTGTCATTCGAGGCGTATGAGCCTACTGTTGAGCCTGGAACTTTGGAGTTACGCGATTCGGATTTCTTTGATGATTGGGAGGTTGTCAAGGACCACAAGTTTGTACGAAAGAAAGTAGTTCTTAAGTACGATAGGAGTCCGAAGACGCAGGAGTGGAAGGTTGTCGAGAAGACGAATCCCGATGTTGTAAGCAAGTATGGTATCAACGAGATTCTGGAGCTTGAGACGTACGTTAAATTGGCAGCCGATGCGGATACAGTTGCAGGTGGTATCCGTGACATGTGTTCGAAGCCAATCACAACAATTAAAACATCGTTTGGAATGAAGGGCTTCAAATTGTTCCCAACGCGTAAGGTTGTCGTTACTCGTGAGCGTGCTGCTGACGCGTCGGGAGCGTTTAGTCAGAAGGTGTTTCGTGTGACAACTGTTGGGAAAAGTTCGACGAACGAAAGCACTCATATTGTTGCGCAGGATGACCTTCAGACCTTGGGAGAGTCTTTCTGCTATGTCTGCTTTACGTGCCAGACGTGCTTTACACAGGAAGCTTCATGCTCTTTGTGCTATACATGTCAACTCTGTGTGGTTACTCAAGAGGGCTGTGCAGTGTGCGATACTTGTCAGTTGTGTAATACGGCGCAGTCTGGTTGTGTTACGTGTGATTCCTGTCAGGTTTGCGACACATGCCAGAGTACGGTAGGAACGTGTCCGACTTGTGAGGATTGTGACACCTGTGTCCGGTATCTGAACTGCGGCTGTTGAAGTATTCAACTGTAGGAGATTGTTTTTATGATTACCTCCCTCACTTTAAAAAACTTTAAAGGGTGGAAAAAGGCGCATCTGCCTTTGGGCTTCAGCAGACTTCTCCAGCTTGATTGACCTGCCCCCAGATCATGTTCCAGTTGCTAAGTTAGTTTCATGGTCCTCTGAGCCAACACCGAGATTGGCTCTT